AGGGTGCGGAGTCGGTGGATGAGCAGTTGGTGTTTTCTTTCCCTGACTGCCTTGGCTGCCTTGGTTGCCCGCTGACGACAGGCTTCCATGTGAGCCCTATCTTCTTTCCACCGCTTGCGGCGCTTGTTGGCTATCTTGAATGCTAGGGCCACCGAGGCCGGGAGGTTGGATGGTTGATTGGTCATGGCGTGAAAGGGTTGTGGGATAGATGGGAAAGCGACGACCCCGAGCGTAAGCGAAAGGGGGGAGGAGTCTTTCCCCCTTTACCTTTAGGTAAGACGGAAGTAGACAAGGAAGTAGACAAGGAAGTAGACAAGGAAGTAGACAAGGAAGTAGACAAGGAAGTAGACCAAGAAGATACTAGGACCGCGACAGTCAGACCGCGACAGTCTAGTGGGTCAATTTCGGCCTAGGAAGGGGGCTTGTGGGGTGGGTGGCGGGGGTGGTGGCCTAGACCTCGTCAAACTCGCCTCTGCCCCTATAAGCGTTAGCCGTTTGAGGGGTCTGGTTCGGAGGGAGGGTGCCACGCCGCTCCCAAGCGATGCGTCCCGGGGTCTTGGAGTGGCGCAGGGGGACGCTGACGGTGTATTGCCCCCGCTCGTCCTTGATGCCAGCCCGCCCGCCGCGTTTGACGACCTTCATCGTGAAGAAGGGTTGCTCATCCTCGCCCTCTGGGGTGGGGTCTTTGGTCAGCGTGATAACGGACCGATGCCAATTGGCGAGCTCTGCCGACCCAGCCCCGCTATAGGCGAGGTCTAGGAGGGAGCCGCCGCCCTGCTTGTCCTTGGAGGGCTTGGTGGTGTGGTGGACGGAGAACAGGATGACCCCGGTGTCCTGGAGGACAGGCTGGATGATGTGGCGCAGGAAATGGGAGGCGGCCTGTTGATCTGATAGGTCCACCCCTGCGAACCCTAGAAGGGGGTCCACCCAGATGCAGTCTGCCTTGTGGCGGTTGATGAGGTCGCGGAGGAGTTGCCCGAACTCCTCGCCGGTCTTGACGGCCTCGCGGTAGAAGAACACCCGCTCGGAGAGGCGGTCGACGATTTGGGAGCCGAGGGGAATGCCTAGGGAGTCAAGGCAGCCGATGATGCCCTCCGCGCAGTCCCCGCCGTCGTTCTCCGATTGCACGATGACCGAGGTCAGCGGCCCCTTGCGGGAGCGGATGCCGAAGAAGTCCTGCCCTAGGGCGAAGTTGATGGCGGCGTGGGTCAGGAGGGCCGACTTGCCCGCCCCTGTCTGGGAGACGATCATGCAGGAGCCCCCTCGGCAGAGGAAGCGGTTGCCTAGGACGCACGTCGGGTCGTTCTCCTTGTCGAAGGCGACGAGGTCTTTGAACAGGAATGGGGTCGGCCCGCCGGCGTCGGGCTTCTTGATGGTGGCGGCTGCTTTGATGGAGCCCTCGGCGAAGGCGACAAGGGCGTTGGGGTCAGCGGCTGGGTCGGAGGCGAGGGAGCCGAGGCGTTCGGCGACTTGGGAAAGGCGACGGAGGGCGGCGTGGCGGGTGATGGCCTCGGCCCACGCGGGGTTGATGGGGGCGAACCCTGCCTCGGAGACGATTGCGGAGACTTCCCAAGCCTCGACGACGGACCCCCGCTCGCGGAGGCGCATGGTGGCGGTGAGCTCGTCGGCGGGGTTGCCCTCCTCGGCGAGGGAGCGGATGACGCTGGCGAGGTCTTGGTGCCGGGGCTCGTGGAAGTCCGAGGGGTTGAGGCCGTCGGGGAGAGGGAGGGAGTCTCGGAGGAGGCAGCCGATGAGGCGGCGTTCCGCGTCGAGGGAGGCGGCGGGCTTTGGGTCTACGGCGGGCATGGGGGGATGTGATTTGGGGAGGTCGGGGCTTTGGGTCAATCCGTTTCGGTGTCGGGGGCGAGGAGGGAGGGGACGGTCATGCCCGGGGCGACGCGGTAGGTCGAGGCGGTTGGGAATTGGATGCCGAAGGCGCCGATCTGCTCATAGGTCATCCCCATCATGGACGCGGCTTGGGTGCGGGTCATGCCCAGGCGTGCGGCCTCGGCGACGAGGGGCAGGTCGGAGTAGGGGACGGTGAAGGGCGGGTTCGTCGAGGGCTTCGGGGAGAAGTGATTGTAGGAACAGGCCGCGAGGAAGCGGGCGCGGGCGGGGGCGATGCCGAGCTCGATGGCCCGGGCGACGAAGTGGGCGACGCGGATTTCCTCAAACTCCTCGGGGGTGGTGGTCATCGGCTGCGTGGTTTCTGCTGGCAGATGCGGTCGAGGTCGATCGTCCTGAAAAAGCGGTTGTGCCGGAGGCCGTTGGTCGTCCTGGCGGTGCGAAGGACGATGTGCTTGAGGTTGGCCCGATAGACGCGGGACGAGACGACGGAGAAGGTCAGGCCCCACTTCCTCGCCGCGTCGATGATGCGGGAGTAGCCCTTGGGGATGGGGTCGGCGCCGTTGGATCGGAAGGCGACCACAGCCTCGTCAAAAGTCTTATGCGGGGCCGCTGGGCGGTAGACGTAGGAGTAGCCCCCGCCGTCGAGGGAGGGGCGGTGGACGCGGAGCCGCTCAAGGAAGCCGTCCTTCGCCAATTCGGCGGCCTTGGAGGAGGCGTTGTTGGTGTGGACCATGCGGAACAGGCGGGCGAGCTCGCGGGTGGTTTTCCAGCCCCCGGCCTTGAGGTCGGCGTCGGAGGGGGTCGCGGAGGTTATGGTGCGTGAGCCTTGGGCGAGCAGGACGGCGAGCAATTCCGCGTTGCCGATGGGTATCAGGCCGCGATGCGCCACGGTTGGTTCGCCTCGATGAGGGCGAGGGGCTGGATGTAGAGGGTCGGGATGAGGAGGTCGTTGCAGTATTCGCCGAAGCAGACGGCCTGACCCCAGGAGAAGGTCTTGCGGCGGTTGTTGGCGTAGTCCATGCAAGCGCGTCGGGTGAGGGTGCCGACGTTGATGCCGACCGGGTTGTCGTCGCGGCGACCCATCGCCATTCCTGGGGCGTGGGTGTGGGCCGAGATGACGACGCGGACGCCGTCCTTGGCATACATCTCCGCCATGTCGCGGCAGGCCGACTCGTTGAAGATGGAGCCGTGGGTGAGTAGGGCGTTGCCGACCTTGTCCCCGGACCAGATGCCCTTGTATTCGATGAGGCGGGCCTTGAGGGCGATGGCCTTCTGCTCAATCTGGATGAGGAGGAGGCGGGCGCACTCGGCGATGACCTCGTTCTTGGAGTGGGCTAGGCGACGGAGGCGGGCCTCGTGGTTGCCCTCGTGGATGACGAGGGTCAGGTCTTTGAAGGACTTGAGCTCCTCAAGGAAGGCGAGGCCCTCGTCGATGTCGGGGGCCAGCGGATCGCCCTGCCCGGCGCCGTTGCCCATGAGGGCTGACAAGTCCGTGAAGTCGCCGAGGTGGTGGAAGCGGTGGGGCTTGTATGCCTTCACGAAGTCCGCGATGGCCTTGCGTGCGAGCGGGTCGATGTAAGGGCCGTGGGAGCAGCCGACGGTGGCGAACCGTTTCCAGGGGCGTGTGATGTTCATTTTGAGAGGGGACGCCAATCGTCGAGGCGGTCGTGACCGAAGGCGGTGAAGCGGGCCCAATAGGTCTTGCCGATCCAAAAGCCGTGTTCGTCCAAGGTGGCGGTGACGGTGCGCCAGCGGATGTCGGTCCCGCACCCGGCGAAGCGGACCTCGATGGGGGTGCCGAGCGGGGCGGTGGACATCTTGCGCCAGCCTCTGGCATTTGGGGTCGTCTTGGAGGCGGGCTTGGACTTGGCGGCCCGCTTGATGGCATCGATGGCGACGCGTTCCCTGGCGGCATCCACGCCGACGACTTGCTCGACGGTCTCGTAGCCGCCAGATGCGATGAGGTAGGGCACCCTTTCAAGTAGCTTGGCGAGGGCGACATAATCCTCGTAAAGGACGTAGTTGCCCTTGGGGGTTTGCTTGAAGTCCCCTTCCCAATCGTCGGTCTTTACGAAGTCCCAGCGGCGAGGCGGTTTCATTTCTTCTTGGATTTGGTTCGGGGTTTGCGACGCGGCTTGCGGGCGACGACGTTGTAGAGGACCGGGTCGAGACCGTCGACCTCGATGGCCTCAAGCCTGCAATCCATGATGGGGTTGATGGGTTGCTCGACGAAGGGGTTGAAGCCCCGCTTCGCATAGGTCAGGTTCGTCACCATGTAGCGCTTGCCGTCGAAGGTGATGACGTTGCCAGGGGCGAGCGTGTCCTTGTGGCTCATCACGACAACCACCTCCGTCGGGCCCTGCGGGAGTGGGTCGTGCGCTTGTGGGCCGAGTAGTTGCCGGGGTCGTCCATGCTGATCGTCATGTAGGTCGCGTAGGCGGCGTCCTTGTCCTGCTCCATGCGGGAGAGTTTCGGCTGACAGGCTTCCCTTTCGGTGTGGTTGGCGAACGCCTGGACTTGGTTGTAGTAGGCCATATAGGCCATGTCCGACTCCATCCAAGCATCCCGGGCCCGCTTGAGGAGCCAATAGTGGTAGTCGTTGACGCGGCTCATTGGTCAATCTTTTCGGGTTCAAACGCTTCCATCCATGCTTTGATTGTCGGACGGTTGATTGCTGGGCTTTCACCCTCGCGATTAAAACTATAATTATGAAAAACCGAAAGGTCTAGGCGCAGGTCCGAGCCAAGTCTGATTGCCTTCTCGTATTTGGCGAGCAGTATGGCGTAGTCGTAGTGAAGGACAAACTCTCCGTTTGGGTGCTCCTGCGTCTCGATTTGAGCCCAAGAAATTTTGGCAAGGTATCGCTTGACGCTCACGACTGGGGCTTGCCCTCCTTGGCGGCGTTCCATGCATCCATTGCTTTGTCCATTTCCATGTCTGAGTTAAGAATAACGGCATTGTACATCCAATCCCCAGCCTTGCGGAGCCGCTCGACCTCGGCTTGTAGGGCTTCACGCTCCTTCGCCATGTTCAAAATCAGTTCCTTGGAATTGAACAGATGTTGAGCGAGGTCATGCACCGAATCAAACTCCATTCGTTCGGAGATGTTGTATGGGTTAACGATGACCCATTTGCGTAGCCATGTCGCTTCGGCGATGCTACATTCTTGGATTGGCTCGCTCATACGCTCGGCTTGCCCTCCTTGGCGGCGTTCCACGCATCAAGACATTGAATTGTCATTGGCCCATTGTAAGGTTTGCAATACAGGTAAGCCTCAAGGCATAGACTGACCGCATCCCCCGCCTTGCGGAGCCGCTTGTTTTCAATGCGAAGTTCTCTATTTTCGAGGATGTATTCCAGCATCTCTTTTGAGACTCCGCAGGTTGCCTTGATGTCCCAAAAGTTAAGACCACGCTTAACAAGTCTATCGACCTGCTTTGTCAGTTCTTCGCTCATACGCTCGGCTTGCCCTCCTTGGCGGCGTTCCACGCATCATAGACACGCTGGGGGCAATCCTCTGCACCAGCCCAATAATACAACTCATCCCCCGCCTTGGTCAGCCGCTCGACCTCTGCCTTGAGGCGCTTGTTCTCGACCAGCAGGGTAATGCCTTCGGAGATTTGCGAGGGGGTGGCCCATTCCCATTTCTGCTTCATCAAGGCGACCATCTCATCAGCCTCCCGCAGTTTCTTGTCGAAGGCGTCTAGGCATTTGGTCTGGCAAGCGGACTTTTCCTTGAGCCGGGCGTTCTCCTCCTTGAGCTTCTGGATCTCGGCCTCGCACGCGGCGACCGCTTGGTCGGCGATGTGCAGCGGGATGGTGCGGGCCTTGTTTGGTTCGTTGGGGGTCGTCATAGGTGTGTCAAAGGTCTTTGCACTTCTTGGGGTAGTGGCAAGGTTCAAGACTCCCCTGGATGTGCCCCTGCCGCCAAGCGTCGTTGGCCTCGTCGATGAGGCGGTTGAGCTCGTCGACCACGGTGCGGGCGTCGGAATAGTAGTTGAACACGCAGAAGCGATGCCTGTATTTGTTGTAAAGGCATCGGGTGCCCTTGATGACGCCGCCCTCGTCGACGGCCTGTTCGCCCTTGTCCTCTGGGGCCGTGATAAAAAAAACGGAAGCCCCGGTCTCCTTGTCGGTCCCCTCGATGATGTCGTAGCGGTGGGGGTTGCTCATCGGGCTCCGGGGACTTGGAGTTTGCCCATCTCGACCGCCTTCTTGAGGCCCTCCTCGACGGCCTTGGTCATGGCCTCCACGATCATCGGGTCTTTGAGGGCGTTGAGACGGAGATTGAGGTTGGCCTCCTCCTCGGCCTTGAGGCGACGCATCATGCTTTGATAGTCCTGCCAGAGGACGTAGGGCCCCGCGTTGGAGCATTCGGCATGGCCCACCACCCCGCCGTCAAGGCAACGGATGACGAAGTTGTAGCGGGTGACGTGGTCGCTCATCGGATGCCATAGAGCGCCGCGATGCGGGCCCCCTCCTGTCGGATGCCCTGGGCGTCGTTCTGTCGGAAATAGAACTGATGGTCGAAGGCGACCTCGCGGAACATCTCCCCGATGGACAGGCCCTCCTCCTCGTTGGCGGGGCCGACCCCGGTGGTCTCGATGTAGACGGCGACGACGCGGAAGTGGTGGGAGAGCTTCTCCTTGATGTAGCGATACTCGTTCAAGTAGCGGCAGTCGGTGACGACGATGTTGGGGTATAGGCCCAGCGTCATGCCCCGCTCAATGATGTCCACGAGGCTCCGGGCGAATACGTCACGATCCCGACGGCGCATGGCCCGACCGAACTCCACCAGCAGGGCCCGGTCCTCAATCTTGGCCTGTTCGTTGAAATAGGAGAGGTTGGGGAAAAAGGGTTCGACCGCGTAGCCGAGGGCGGCTTTGAGGGAGTTGGCGAAGGAGATGCGGTTGACGCGGGAGCCGTCCCCGGTGTTGGCGGCCTCGAAACCATCGGCGAAGGTGTCCTTCCCCGCCCTGGCGTAGCCGGTGAGCAGGACGATGACAGGCTTGAGTCGCATGATCACAGAAGGTCGGCGATGGTCTTGACCGCGTTGCCTGTGCGGTTGAGGACGAGGGCCTTCTCGACGCCCGCCTTGTGGCAGACGAAGGAGAGGCGCACGACGTCTGGGGCGATGGAGATGGTCATCTTGGAGCCGTCCCTAAAAGGGACGGTGATGGTGCCATTGACCTCCATCTCGGCGAGGACGGAGGACAGGTTCGCGCTTCCGACTACGCCGTAAATCTCGGCAGGCGTTTCCTCGCTCTTTGCCTTCCTGACGGCCTCCACGGCGTGCTTGCCGCTCAGGCCGGAGATGATGGCGTTGGCGAGGTCGGAGTCGTTCACCGTGACCTTGGCGGGACGTGCAGCCATGTTTAGAACTCGATGGCCTCCCCGCCGCCGATGGGCTTCTGGATGGTCGGGGCCTTCGCGGCGCCCTTCTCAAACTTCGGGAAGCGGATGGAGTAGGAGAACTTGGGGACGCCCTTGTATTCCGCTTGGAGGCCGGTAGTCTTGTCCATGACCGGGGCGGTGGTAATCTCCACGTCGAGCGGGATGTCGCACGCGGGGGCGATGAAGCGCAAGAACTGTTCGGGGGTCACGTCCTTTTCGGGAAGGGCCTCGGTGAAGCGGCCCGAGAACTTGCCGACCAGCATGGCGAGGGAGCCAGCGAAGCGGGTGCCGTAGGTCTTGGTGAAGTAGAGGGTGCCGTCGACGGTCTCGAACCAGAGGCGGGAGGATACGGTCCCGTCGTCGTGCGCGTGGACGAAGTCGGCCTTCGGCTTGCGGAGCTTGATGCGGTATTGGCCCGGGGCGGTCAGGACGTTGCGGGCGGGGCGTTGGGGGTCGTTATGGGACATGGTGCGTTGTGTTGCGGTGGGAGAAGTTAGCCTCGCGGATACGGATGCAATCCGCAAGGAGGGTGGATGAGGTCGTGGATGAACTCGTAGGTCTGGGTGACGTCGAACTTCTCGTCTGCGGTTTTAATCCTGCAACGGTTGCCGTCGATGGGCCGAAACCAGACGATGCGGTCGACGTTGACCATCGTATCGACCTCGACCTCCTCAAGCGGCTTTTTGGGGAGGCCGAGATCGTCGGCGGCGTAGTAGATGCGGGTGACTTCGATGAAGCGGGACATGGGTCGGTTGTCAGGCGAAGTTGAGAGGGGCCGACCCCTTCGTCGACTGATTAACACGCCAGGAGTCGAGTTTGATGACCTCGGCGGGGTAGCCGGGCCACTCGCCCAGCGTCTCGCATGACTTGTAGGCGGTGATGACTTGGAGCATCAATTCGCCGCCCTCCGCGAGGTGGTCGGGGTGGGCCTCGAAAACGGCGCCGAGGTAGGGGGCCTCCTTCTCCTGCGCGATCCAGCGGAAGCCCTCGGGGTAGACGCCGGTCCGCTGGGCGAACAGGTAGCGATACCAAGCGGCTTGGAGTTTCAGCTCCTTGGAGCGGTCGACGGCCTTGCCGAACCCCTCGCGGGTGGCGGTCTCGCGGGTGGTCTTGGCGTCGTAGATGAAGCCGTCCTCCCCGATGATGTCCAGGGAGCCCTTGAGCAGCACGCCATGATAGTCGGCGGTCAGGGCCACCTCGACGGCGAGGGGCTTGATGCCGTAGGCGGTCATGGTGCGGAGGATGCCGTCGGCATAGGCCCGGGCGTCGGCGGCGATGGTGCGCGAGATGATGTCCTTGCCGGTGGACGCCTCGTTGAACTTGGCCCACCACTCGATGGCCTTGAGGGTGTCGTCGGAGGGCTTCTTGGCGTTGATTTGGCGGGCCGTCGGCTTGGTGGGGGCGTCCTCGGGGACGACGACGAAGCGGTCGGCATAGGAGTCGGGCTCCAGGACAAGGACATGGGCGACGGTGCCCGCAATCATGTCGGGGGTAGGGTCGGAGGGGTTGTCGCACTCCCAGCGGAAGCGGGCCGGGGAGGAGAGCAGGGCGCGGGCCTTGGATTGGTTGAGGCCGGGCATCGCGTCGTATTCGGCGCGGGAGATGCCAGCGGGGAGGTCAGTCGGGAGTTTCATCGGGAAAAGAAAGAGGTCTCGGGGGGTTGGTCGGGGGAGGGTAGGTTTTTGACGTGGTTGAGGTAGACGGACATCATCTTGCGGGTCCGCTCGTCGTCCTTGGCCTTCTGCTCGGCCCTGCGGACGTTGTCGGCATCGATGGCACGCTGGGCGGCTTCGGCGCACTTGGCGAGGTCAGCGGACTCCCTAGGGGTCAGTCCGGCGCATCCTTTGCTCCAGCGGGGATACATCATAGCATCTCCTCCTCCTCGTCGGGGAACTGCGCCTTGTATCGCTCCAGGGCCTCCTCGGCCCGCTCCATCGCCTCAAGGGTGGCGTTGAGGTTGTTGGTGAGGATGTTGAGTTGGCAGCGGATGGCGTGGACGCGGTCGGCGAGGATCGTCACGTCGGTCTGCCCGGGCAACCCCGCCTCGATGCGGGCGACTTGGCGAATGGCGCCTTTAACGTCCTCGCAGACGTGGCGGGCGTCCTCGCCGACCATCTCGGTGTCGACGTAGAAGTCCACGTCGGTCAGGGCATGGCGCAGGGTGCGGAGGTGGGTCTGGGGGTCGCTCATCGCTTCAGGCCCTCGACGCTGTGGATAACCTTGCCGTTCTGCGTGAAGTCAACGCCTGGGGTATGCGGGTTGAACCCTTGGATGCACGACCCAAGGAAGGCGGCCTGCACCTTGGTCTTGCCGTGTTCCGCGATCAGCGCGGCGACCTCGGGGGTGGGCTCGTCCACGGCCTTCTTGGACGCGGCGATGATTTCAGCGGCGAATTGCTGAAGAGTGATTGCTCCTGGGATGCTCATACGGCGTTGATGTTGATGATGGAATACTCGGGGCCATGCTTGGCCCAGAACTCGACCTCCCGACCGGCGACGCGGACGCCCTTGCGCTTCCACTTCCAGAGCTCCTCGTTGAAGTCGTCCTTGCGCCAGACGACGAACTCGGGGTTGTTGACCTTGCCGTCGGTCACGACAAACAGGGCGTGGCAGGAGGGCGGCATCTTGGCGGTGTAGGCCACCATTTCAAGGGGTGGTTTTCGCACGATTGACAGGGCTGGGGATGTAGAGCGGGGAGGTCTTGAAGCGGATGCCGATGCGGCGGGCGGCGTAGTAGAGGGAGGAGACTGGGATGCCGGACGCCTGGGACACCTCGCGGGCGGTCAGGCCGGCGGCGGCGCCATCGTAGGCGGCGACCTTGGCGATGCCGTAGATCGTGCGGCCCGAGGGGCCCTTGGGGGCGATGGTAATCTTCACGACACGACCTCCTTGCGGATGGCGGCTAGGAAGGCCGGGAATTGGGCGTTGATGGCCTCGACCTTGTCGGTGGGGAGGTCGGCGAGGGTCTGGTCGGCGGTCAGCCAGCCCTTACGGCGGCAGTAGGCGAGGGCCTTGGGGGCGTCGGCCTCGTCGAGGGTGAGCCCAGCGGCGACGACGGCCTTGCGGACGGCAGGGGCGGCGGCAGGGGTGCGGGACGCGGCGGCGCCATCGTCGTCGAGGTCGGTCTCGATGCCCACGGCGGTCTTGAGGCAGAGGCGCCGGAGATAGGTGACTGCGGAGGCGAGTTTCTGCGGGTCGAGGCCATCGGACTTGAAGGCCACCGATCCAGCCGGGAACTCCTCGCCCGAGGCGTGAAGGATGGTCGTGGTGACGCGGACGGTGCCGTCTGCGGAGGACAGGGACTGATGGACGGCGAGGTCGTATTCCTTCGCCACGGCCTTGACGGAGTCCAGGAGCTCGGGGAGGGAGGCGTAGCGCGACTTGAAGGCCGGGTTGACCTTGTCGGCGGCGACGTTGCCGATGGCGTTGAGGAAGGCGACGAGGTTGTCTCGGGCCGTGAACTTCAGCGGCTCAAGGTTCACAATCGGGGCTTCGGGGGCTTCGTTGAGGGTCGCGTTTGGGATCGGTTTCTTGCTCATAGGGAAAGGGTCGTTTGCGTTGGGGTCTGCCCGCTCAATGGGGCTTGGCAAATCTGGGGTTCGGTAAACTTAACAAATGTTAAGCAATGTTAAGTTGGGATAAGTTAGTTGACCGCTCCGCGTCGGGCGGCGTCGAGGAGCAGCAGGGCGTCGGCGTTGCCCAGCGTCACCTTGATTTGCGGGAACAATTCGGAGGCCCGGGCCTTGAGCTTGTTCTTCCATTGGGTCGTCGTCAGGTCGCCCTTGGTGCCGACAGGGTGGGCCTTCTGCCAGATCGCGGGACGCACGCGACGGACCTCCCAGCCCATCGCAATCGCCGCGCCGTAAGCGATGCCGGTGTTCCACATCAGTTTGCCGATAGCCGACCCGGGGATGTTCTTCCCCGCGTAGAGAGGCGGCTCCTCAAGGTAGAGGTGGACCTCCTTGGCCTTCGTCGAGATGTCGGCGAGGAGGCGGCAGACGTCGAAGTCGGTCGAGGGCATCTTGTGCGTCTCGACGTTGCCCTCCGCGTCCATCGTGCAAATCCCGCCGGAAACTCCGGGGTCAATCGCAACGAGGATTAGGGCCATGCGGAGATTAATCTCCGCAAAGCCCCGAGACCTCTAGACTAAATCACCTATCGGCGGGACAAGTTGCCCACACGCTGGGCATAGGACGACTTGGCGGGCGGGGCATGGTCCACGGAGAAGCCGACCGCCTTTGCCCCCGAGTAGCCCATCGTCCAGCAGAGGGCGAGTTGCTCGGGGGTCGGGAAGGGGACGCCGTCGGCCCGGAGGCGGGAGCGGGTCTTGCGGAGCAGGGCGGCGGCGATCATGTCCTGGGCGGTCGCGTCCCGCCATTGGCGCAGGGGGTAGGTCTGACGGCCTTCGGCGGCGAGCTGGAAGTTGGCGTCGGCCCAAGCCTCGGGGTGGGTCTGGTAGAGGCCGAGGGCCTTGCCGTTGTCCCCGCGTTGAAGGCGGGAGCCGCCCTCGACCTGACCGATGGCGTGGAGGAGGCGGGCGTCGCTCTGGGCTTGGCAGGAGCAGCCGAGGAGCAGCAGGGCGACGACGGAGAAGGTGGAGGGGGTCATAGTTGTCCGGCCTCCACTTGGGCGATGCGGGAGCCGATCCAGCGCATGACAGGAACCGCCATTGAGTTGCCAGCGGCCTTGTATTGCGGGCCGTCGGGGCATTGGTCGGCGGGCTTGCCCTTCCAGGGGATGCGGGCCCAATCGTCGGGGAAGCCTTGGAGTCTCATGCATTCGGTCGGGGTCAGGCGACGGACTGCCATCGGGGTCAGGACGCCATGCTGCTCGCCGCCTTTCCGCAGGGTGAACTGCGGGTCGTTGGGGTCGAAGTTTTGCATGGAGTGAGTCTCGCCGCAGTCACCGAGGCGGGAGAGGAGGTTCATGCCGTCGAGCGGGACGACAGGGTGGGCGATGTGCGGCATCTGATCGCCCGCCGAAGCCTTGAGGGTAGTAGTAGTAGTAGTAGACGGATCGGCGCCGGCCTCGCGTCGGAGGTTGCCGGGTTGGAAGGTGATGGCAAGGGCTTCGGCCTCGACGCGCTCGTTGCCGGTGCGTGAGTAAGGCGGGCCGCTGCTGGTCACAGTCGGGGCGACGTTGTTGACCACCGCGTGGGTCGTGCGGGTGTCGCCGAGGTCGAAGTTGTTGAGGGTGTTGGCCTCACCGGCCTCGACCCAGCTCTCGTCGTCGGTCGTGGACTGCGCCCGCTTGGACTTGCGGAAGGGCACCCCTGCGTCTCGCACGCCGTCGGCGTGCGGTCCTCGGGCCACAAGCGGATCCATCACGTCGGTCTGCTCGATGTGCGGGTCAAACTGCGCGTTCTCGCCTTGGTTGAACGCCGCCCGGTCGATGACGATGGGCTGGAGGACGGCCGGAAACCTATTCTTCTCGGGCATCATCTGCCCCTTCGCCAGCACCGCGTCGAGCGTCTGGCTTATGCCCCCCCCATCCCACCAGCAGCCGCCTGCTCCAGCGCCGCCTTGAGCATCGGCGGCAACGCCTTGCCCCTTCTTTCGGCCCTTCGCAGTATCCCCTGACAGGCTTTCGGGCTCAAATAGAACCTTCGCGGCAGACTCCCAGCCTCCAGCACCGAGGCAAGCGACGACAAAGACGCGCCGACGCCGTTGGGGCACCGCGTCCCATCCGCTTCCTTGTGCGTGCATCCTACACCTTCCGACGTGTTGAGCGTCCAGCACTCGGTAGGCGAACCCATAGCCGAGTTGAACCAACGCCCCGAGGAAGGCACCAAAATCCCGTCCTCCGTTCGAACTGAGCAAGCCTGGGACGTTTTCATAAACGATCCACTTGGGCTTAACCTTGTCAGCCAATCCAAGATAGGTGAGGGTGAGGTTGCCTCGGGGGTCTTGCATTCCGCGCCTAAGACCGGCGACTGAGAATGACTGACAGGGACAGCCGCCCACGAGAACATCTGCTGTTCCGGGGCCGACAGGCCATTTTTGGTATTCGGTGAGTGAGCCATAGTTGGGGGTGTTGGGAAAGCGGTGAGCTAGGACGGCGCAGGGGAAGGGTTCGATTTCGGAGAAGCCTACGGCCTTCCAGCCAAGCGGCTCCCACGCAACCGACGCGGCCTCGATGCCAGAGCAGACGGAGAGGAAGCGGAGCGGGACGCGGGGGATGGCGTGTTGGGTCATTGGGGGTTTAGGATGAGAGAGAGAGAGAGAGAGAGAGAGAGAGAGTCGGGGCGAGCAGCCATTGGTCTTGGACGGCGGCGATGGTGAAGGTCTTGTCCTCATACCAGAGCGCACCGGCCCCTCCAAAGCCAGCCTTCACCTTCCCACCCTTGGCTCCGTTGTAGGTGCCTTGGGTTCGGACTTTGAAGGCAAGCGGCTTCATGGATCAGTAGCCGGTGGGGTGGGAATGACCTTCGCGGGCCTCGCCGTTCCAGGTGTAGGAGTAGGAGACCAGCACGCGGGCCGAGGGGGAGATGGAGGCGTAGACCTTGGCGTCGACGGCGCCGTTGATACGGAGGCGAGCCTCGGCGGCGGTGGCGTCCTCCGTGAGCTTCTTGAGGGCGTGCTTGAACGTCCAATCCCCTTGAATGACGCGGTCGCGGGCGTAGAGGGCCCGGGTGTTGAGGTCGGAGATGGTCAAGCGGCCTTGGTCGATGAGGCAACCGTGGGCCATAGGGTCGGGCGGGCTCATTTGGCGCGAAGGTGCTTGGGGCGGGTGACGCGGGTCTGGATGTTGCGCCACTTGATGCCAGCGGTGCGGACGTAGTTGCGGAGCGTCTCGCAGGAGATGCCAAGGGCCCCCGCCGCGTCGGCTTGGGGCTTGCCCGCGTCGTTGAGGGCGTGGATCTGCGGGAGGATTTGCTCGATGCGCTCGGCTTTGTAGTCGCAGATGGGGTGCAGCAGGACGATGTCGCGGCGGCCCGGACAGCGGAGGACTTCGACGGTGGGTTTCTTTCCCATGTGTTTGTTGATTAGATGTTGGGGTTTTCGTAGATGTTTAGGTCGGAAAAATCTTCAGTAAAAAGCATTGGGGCTTTTTCGTTCAAATCTATCTTCCAGAGGTTGATGTCGTCGCTTGCCTTAAAGCCGACATGGTTGACCTTGCCTTTTTGCCATACGCCATAGCGGACGAACCCCAACGCCTTCCAAAACTTGTTTGAGTCTAGGTCGGTTCGGCATCGCAAGGTAAACCCGGCCCGATTGAAAGTCTCGCAGAACTGACGGCAGACATCCAAAAGGGCGGTTCCGTAATGCAGTCGGCGAGCGTCGTTTCTGACTGCGATTTGCTGGATTTTGGCGTAGCGAAGGACACCCATGCCAGGAGTGATGAGAACATAGCCGACCGCGTCGTTGTTGGCCTCGCAGATAAGGACGATGAAGTTGCGCTCACCTCCAAAGACATACTTGTCCCAGATGGTTTTCTGGATGAAGCCAACGGCGTTGGCGTTTTCCTTTTGGAGCTTGTCGATTAGGAGAATGTCCGTGGCAACGCCGGTCCTGACCGAGATGTTCTTGAGTTGGTCGTTGAATAAGATTGTTGAAAGCCCTGTTGAACAGTCGAACTTGCCGAGTTTCATCAGTAAGCGGCGTTGGGGTTGCGGGCGGTGTAGGTCAGACGGATGTCGCCGAGGTCGTCGGAGTAGTCGAGGAAAGCCTCGATGCGACCGAGGGCGTTGACGCTGACGGTGAGGTCGCGGATGCCCGAGGACGACAGGACGGCGGTGAGGTCGGAGACGGCGCGGTTGACGTTGTCGCGGGCGTTGCCGCCGGAACCAGCGGCGAGGAACACTTGGGCTCCGTCGAGGTTCTCGCAGAAGTTGACGACGGCGTTGCGGACAGGGTCGTCCCGATGGGACTTGCGGATGGCGTGGGTGGTCATGGTGTGGGTCAGAACTTGGGGTTGTCGATGATTTCGAGGAGATTGGGGCCGTCGGCGAGGGCGAGGATGTAGAGGGCCAAGGCGATGCCGATGGCGAGGAGGAGGAGCAGTTTCATGTGGGTCGGTGGTGGTGGGAGATTAGGCGACGAAGTGGGCGGCGATGGCGTCGTCGTTGAGGTCGGAGACGACGGTGTAGCCCATCGAGTAGGCTTTGGCGGCGCAAGCGGCGAACGCGGCACCCGCAGCCATCGCCTTCTTGAAGGACTTGAACTCGCCCTTCTTCATGTCGGCGTTGATAATCCAGCACTCCTTGACCGCCCGACGACGGATGTTGGCGAGTTGCTTCTTGGCATGGTCGGCGGCGTCACGACGCTCGACGGCGATGTCGATGAGGTCGTCAAAGGAGAAGCCCTTGTCGGCTCGGAACTCCCAGCCCTCGACGGTGAGGGGGTCGATGGACTTGGAGAAGGCGAGGGCATCCTGCTCGGCGATGTCGCTGATGTAGCGGATGTCGGTCGAGCCGCCGTGGCCTTCGTTGGAGGCGGTGGCGATGACCTTGCCGTCGAGGACGACGGTGGCTGTGAAACAGATCGTCTCCTCGCTCATCCACTTGACGGTCTTGAAAGACTTGAGGGTGAGGCGGGACAGGGCGGTGATGGTGTTTTGGGTCATTTGGGTTGCTTGGTGCATCTACCATCCAAGCGTCTGATTTAGATAAGGCGAGAACTATTTTGAACTTTCTTTGCCCCCCGCCTTCCAGACCCGCACCCCTATCGCCCCGCCCACCCCTAGGCACCCCACGGACAACGCCCAACCCAAGTCCCGGCACATCTTGAGGGCCAAGGTCGCCGAGGACAGGTTGCGCTCAAGGTTCTTGTCGTCGGACTTGGTCCCCGCGTCGGTGATCAGCATGACCATCGCGTTGGTGTCCTGGAACGACCGCAAAACGAAGTCGCAGATGTAGGCGGAGCTCGCCGCCGCCAGCAGGGAGGCCAGCACAAGCACCCCTACCGCCAGCAGGAGGTTGCTATCGGCTGCGGGCCTTGGGCTTTTTGGCAGGGGTGGCACGTTTGACTCCTTTCGAGACTTTCGAGACCTCGGCCTCCCCCTTGGCCTTGATGTAGCGCATCAGGTAGTCGAGACATTCGGGGGCGGCATACCCGGCGGCCCCGACCGCCCCCATGCGGAGGCCGACCGCTTGGATGTGGTCTTGGATGGCATACCCGACCAAGGCCGCCGTGATCGCCGCCGCCAAGACCCGCCTGATGACCCAGCCCAGCGAGACCGGCTCGGTGGACAGCAGGAGGCGGGCCGTCATGGCGAGGCCCCCGAGGATGGACGCGATGACCCCATCCTTGACCTCGTGGGGCACGTCGTCGGGGTTGAGAGGTGCGGCGCTCATGATTTGCGGCGGTATCCCATGCGCCAGAGGGTCTCCGCGATGATGGTGGCGGTCTTGGCGACCTTGTCCTCCCCCATGTAGGGGCAAGCGACGTGGAGGGCCTCATGGACGGCGGTGTCCAGGAGCTCGGACTCGGGCTGGCGGGGGTCGATGACCACCTCCCCGGTGGGCTTGTTGGCCTCCCCGAAGTTGGTTGAGTTTCGACCGTTCGGGGGGTTGTCCCCTAACTCGTCAAACGTCACCTTCACCTTTGGGCGTCGGCTGGGCGGCATCGGGGAAGGGGGCCGTGGTGGCCTTCTGGGAGGGTTTGCGGGTCAGGAGTAGGTAAGCACCCGCACCGAGGACGGAAACCCCGCCCACGCCCGCAAGGGAGGGCAGGAACCAAGGGGTATCGACCAAGGCGGGGAAGGAAAGCAGGGCAGCGGACCCGATGGCGGCGGCGATGGCCCCGACGACCTGACGCATCCAGAGCAGGGCGACGGCCCCGAGGGCGAGGAGGCCGCCAATCCCGGCGCAGACCCAAGTGACGACGTCCTTCTTGGTCTGGATGATTTCGGCCTTGAGGTGGACGATCTGCACCCGCTGGGTCTCGATGACTTTGTTGGCGGCGTCGAGGGCGGCTTTGTTCTTCGCCGCGTCTTTCTCGGCCTTGTCCCAATTGGCGTTGATGACCGCCAGCAGTTTCCGACCCGCTTCCTCGGCCCTGCGGTATTCCTCGGCGTCGGCCCGGGTCACGCGGTTGCGGGCGTAGGCCAGGGACTCGGGGGAAGGGGCGGGGAGATAGGACAGGGCCACGGCGGTCTCGGCCTTGACCACGGCGGGCTTGTCGGCGTTCTCCCGGGCCACGGTCACGGCGGCGGCGACGCGCTGGTCGGACTTGTCGATTTGGTCGCCGACCTTGGCGAAGTTATCGGCGGGTGGGGTGGCGGTGCCGGTGCCTGACGTGTCCTGGCTAGGCGTGCAGGCCGCGAGGGCCAGCGTGGTCAGCAGCAGGACGCGGCGCATCGGTCACTTGCCCTTGAGGGCGTCGAGGAGGCGCTTGCCTTCGGACTCGGTGGCCTCGAGCTTCACGCGGTTCTTGTGGGCGAACAGGATGCCGGCCACGAAGCCAGCCAGGAGCGAAAGGGTGATGGCGATGAGGTAGAGCATAGGTTAGTTATCGGACGAACCAGTCGTTGCCGGAGATCTTGTAGAAGGTAAGCGCGGTTCCGTCGATAAGCGTCCCAGTTCCGTAAACGATGTGAGTAAATGCCGAACCGTAGCACGAGAAACCGACAGGGCTGAAACCACCAGAGCGGTTGATGACGGTGATGGAACTGCCGTTCGGGAACTCATAGCCCGTGTCACCGTCTGGAAGAAAGACATTGGCGATGCCGTTTGAGGAAGGGTCTAGATAGACAACGCCGTTGGCGTCGGAAGCCGTCGCATAATAGTCGGAGGACGTGCTTACGGTGGTTAGTGTCGGCTTGGCCTGCTTGGCATCAAGGGCCGTCTGCAAGTCGGTCTGGCTGGACAGCGTCCCGGTGATGGCACCCCACGCGACGCCACCTCCACCGCCACCAGCCGCCCAGACGAGGTCCGTGCCGTTGTATTGCAGGACGTCGCCAGCAGTCGTCGGGCCAGAGGTCGGGTTGGCGGCGACCACGCCAGCCGTCAGCTGATCCGCGGCGAGCGTCGACCCAGCGGGGGCCGTGGTCAGATAGGTCGAGTCCGAGAAGATGATGCCGGACGCGGAGAGGTTCAACGCCCCGGTCATCGTGCCGCCAGCGAGGTCGAGCTTCGCCGCAAGGAGGGTGTCGGTCGTGCCTTTGGAGTAGAGGTCGAGGGCCATGTGATGTTAGAAGATGTTGACGACCTCCCATGCGGCATCGCGCCTCATGTAGTAGTTGCCGTCGATGGGGGCTTCGGGGACTTCGCCGGGGACGCCTTGAGGGCCCTGCGGGCCGGTGTCGCCTTGGATGCCTTGCTCGCCTTGGATGCCTTGAGGGCCCTGCGGACCCTGATCGCCCTGCGGGCCTTGGATGCCCTGCTCGCCTTGAGGACCAGCGGGGCCTTGCGGGCCGGTTGCACCAGTCGCACCAGTCGCACCAGCGGGACCAGTTGCACCTGTGGCGCCAGTCGCACCAGTTGCACCAGTTGCACCAGTCGGGCCAGCGGGGCCTTGCAGACCTTGGGGGCCTTGAGGGCCAGTCGGGCCAGCGGGACCAGTCGCACCAGTCGGGCCAGTCGGGCCAGCGGGGCCTTGGATGCCAGCCGCGCCTTCAAGGTTGACCGACCAAGCGGCATAGGTGCCCGCCCCGGTGTGCTGGGTCACGTCGACGACCATCACGCCGCTCGTGGCGTTGTAGGAGGTGACGGTGCCATGCATATGATTGCCCGAGTCGTAGGCGATGACAACCGTCTGCTGCGTCGTGTAGGCGAGCCCGGTGCCGACGGTCAGGGTCTTGGAGCCGTTGGAGACCGAAAGGGAGGTTGTCGAGGTCGTCGCGTATTTGTCGCCAGCGGGACCAGTCGAGCCCTGCGGGCCAGTCGCGCCAGTCGCACCAGCCGGACCCTGCGGGCCTTGGATGCCTTGCGGACCCTGCGGACCAGTCGCACCGGTGGAGCCGGTCGCCCCGGTGTCGCCCTTGACGCCTTGCGGACCCTGCGGACCAGCGGGGCCAGTAGCCCCAGCGGGACCAGTCGGGCCAGTCGCGCCAGTAGGTCCAGGGATGCCCTGCGAGCCCTGCTGGCCCTGTTGACCCTGCGGACCCTGATTGCCTTGGATGCCCTGCGGGCCTTGAGCCCCAGTCGGGCCGGGGATGCCTTGAGGGCCGGTGGCCCCGGTCGGACCCTGCGGACCTTGCGGACCTTGCGGACCCGGAAGCCCCTGCGGGCCGGGAAGGCCGGTCGCCAGCGTGATCGTGGCGGGGGAAGGCGTCGAGGCCCCGATGGAGGCCGACTCTAGCATCTGGACGATGAGGGCCATCTAGGGGTCAGGAGTTGGGCGTGATGTTGACGATGATGTCGTAGACGACCGTCTCGGTGTAAAAGACCGACCCGGTGCCGTAGGCAAAGCGGATGTCGAGGTAGGCCGTTCCCTTGTTCCATTGGGACGAGTCGCCCGAGTAGATGAAGTCGAAGGTCGTCGAGGAGGTCTTGGTGACGGTCAGGTCGTAGAGCTTCGCGCCCGCCGTCAGGATGGCAGCCGAGAGGGTGATGCCGTCGAGGTTGGCGGGGGCCGCAGGGGAGTCCTGCGTGTAGGTGCAGTTAGCCCCGAAGGTCGTCCCCCTCTTGAAAGTGATGACCGTGGTCGCCATAGGCAGACGCGGCAGTCAAAAAGGATAGGTTAGCCGAAAACCTCGGTTTGCGCGGTCGTCTGGACCTTGTCGTAGTCCGTCCACGGACCGTCCCAATCGTTATTGGCGGCGTAGTTGAGGGGCCATCCGCTCCAAGGCGGCGTCGGGCTGGCGTCGGGGTCGTATTCAAGGTTGCCTCCAAAGACGATGTTCTGGGGGATGGTGATGGTCCCGATGGCCTCCTGCGTGACGTCCCAAGACGAGGTGGCGCCATTCCACTTAAGGGTCGCCAGCGTGATGCGGCGGGCTTTGACGTAAGGGAATGGGATGGGCGAGCCGTAAAGGGAGGAGGCGTTGAAACTGATTGGCGGGTTCGGGGAGTCGTCAACGGTGATGGTCCGGCGCGTCCATCCTTGGTTCCAGATTTGCAGATCGGTTCCGCTCCCGAGATTGGCTTGGGACTTGGTCTCGGCATCGGACCCGAGGGCCATGACTGCCAACCAAGGCGACAGGGATGAATTGGAGTTGTTGTTCTGAATGAGATAGACCCCCCAATCATCGCTCCCTCCGTCTGCCGCGTTGGCGATGTTGACGAAGCCGCCGTCGGATGCCCAAGGGGACGAGGAGACGGTTCCAGCCGTCAAGGAGCCGGTCGGGTAGACGGCAAAACCCTTGACGTCGTATTGACGAAAATCGTCGACGCTGAAGATGTAATAGGACGACCCACCAAAGCGGCCCATGCAGACCCCCTTGGCGACTTGGACGTTCCAGATGCCCTCCGACTTGCCGACGACCACCTTGAAGCCCTGCGGGGTGTTGTCGCCGTCGGTCGAGACGGACGAGATAAGCGAGCCGCCAGGAGTGAACGAGACCGAGGCGCCGTCCCCGAGGGAGGGCATAGGCAGGGCGACTTGGACGGCCCCGGAAAGGGCGTTGAGCTGGGAGGCGTAGATAGGCGACCCGGCCTCAAAGCGGGTGTTGAAGCGAGAGCCGCCGCCTTGGAAGCCGATGTCGTCCATCGTCAGAAGATGGGGCTAGACATCTTGCCGTAGATGTCGGAGTCCCAGCCAATCTCGCCGCCGATCATGATGTCGTAAGTGACCTTGATGGCGCAGTAGTTGGCGGGGCGACCGATGGGCTCGGGGGTCGCATTGGTCAGGAGGCAGATTTCAGGCGACAAGGCGCCGATGGCGTCGTTGGGCGTGATGAGGGTGAACAGGTCGCCGGTGCCGTTGAGGGTGCGACCGACGCCCTGAACCATCAAGGCCGAGCGGTAGCCGTTTTCGGGATTAAAGAAGATTTGCCCACGGACGCAGACCATCGGGCGAAGGAACTGTCGGATGCCCGCCTTTTTGTTGGGTGAGCCCGCCGCGCTTTGGGCTACCCCGAAACCCCCGAAGGAGAATTGCTGGGCGCCGTTCGGCTGCGGAGGGGCCAACGTGAAGATGGCGTTGTTGAGCGGGGCGTCGGGAGTCCCGGCGAGGATATTCGACGAGATGGTCGGGTCCGTTACCTTGGTGAAATTGGGGTGGGTCTCGATGGGCTGGGCGGTCGTGTTCGCGGGGCCGGTGATCTGCGCGTCGGTCCAGCCGCTCTCGCGGTTGATGCCCATGTAGTCCACGGCGAGCATCGAGACATTGCCCGACTGCGACAGGATGGTCCCCTTGTAGGACTTCATCGGAAAGCCGAGGTCGTCGGGATAGGCCACGCCGAGCTGATAGTAGGCGATGGCGGCGGCGACGTTGGCGGGCGTCGAGTCGATGGCGAAGGTCAGTTGCGCCTGGACGAGCCCATAGGAGTCGTAATGGATGGAGCCGGTCGGCTGACGAACGCCGGGCGAGATGAGGTCTTGTCCGTAGTATTGGGGTTCCATCGGCGGCGGTTATTTGGCGAGGTTGGCGGGTCGGTTGGTCGTGGCGGTCACGTTGTCCGACTTGGCGGCGAGTTTCTCCGTGGCGTCGGCGGTGCGGCGGGTGTTGTCCTCGATGCCCGAGGAGTAGAGGCCGGAGACGACCGAGGCGATGTCGCCGCCGCCGATCTGCTGAAGGGAGGAGGCCGCGAGGACAGGTGTCGCCTCGGATACAAAGCGGGACTTTCCGAGTTGCTGCTTCTTGAGGTTTTCCTCCTCAAGGGCGGTTTGCTCGACATGAGAGGCGAGGCGGGAGAAGAACTCGCGGCTGTAATCGTTGAGTTGACCGTAATCCGTCCCCTTGGTCGTGAGCTCCTTGTAAAAGTTGGCGATGGCTTCGGCGGTAATCCCCTGCTGGGCTCCGTTCTTCGCCATCTCCCTCGCAAGAATTGCCATGTTCTCGGGGCCAAATCCCTGACCGTAGCGCTCGCCGCCGTATTCAAACCCGGCTGTCTTGAGAGATTTCTTGTAGATGCTCTTGACCTCTTCGCCCTCAAGAGCCCTACCGACCTCCTCGAAGACGGCCCCTCCGGTGTAAAACCCGAGAACCTCCTTCGCGCGATCAATTCGGTCTTTGTTCCGTCGGCCTCGGCTGACTTCGGTCTCCGTGTAAATCTGCATCAGTTTGATGCGCTCGCGGATGGCGTCGTTGCCCTGGCGTAGGATGTCTACCATCTGGGCCCCGGACTCCCCGAAGGCCGCTTGGGCCTTGGCAGCGGTGACGACCTCGTTGCCGTTCTTCTTGAAACCCTCCCCGAGCTTGTAGACGATGTCGAGGGCCTTGATTTGCCCGGACGTGACTTCCTTCTGGGTGAAGCCCATCTGCTTGAGGGCCTCCTGCGACCCCTTGTTGCCGACGGCGGCCTGTGCGACTAGGCGGTTGGCGTTCTGGACCGCCTTGCCCATTTGATCCATCGACATACCAGCGAGTTTGCCCATCTCGGCGAACTGTTGAAGGTCGGTCGAGGAGATGCCGAGGGACTTGGAGAGGACGTCGATTTCCTGCTGCTTGGTGATGCGCTCCATGCCCTTCTCGTAGATAGTCCCAAAGATGTTCTGGATGGAGAAGGCCGACGCGATGGAGGTCTTGAGCGACTTGGCGAAGTCGGAGACCCAGCCCTGCATCGCCGTCCCGGCCTTGGCGGCGGCATCGGAGGCCCCCTTGGAGAG